CAATATCTTTTTAAAACATGGAAAAAAGATTGAAGCAAAAAGTCCTGAACTGTTGAAAGGTAAAGAGGCTATTGAAAAGATGCAAGATATTATGAAAAATAAATTACAAGCATCTATGAGCAGAACTCAAGCTAGAGGATTTAATGCTGCAGGTCAAAATTTACAATATAGAATTCCAGGAGCAGATGATTATAGAGAAATGATTATTGTGCAAAAAAAACTGCCAGAAGGACACGATGTGGAACACGGAGGTTTGGGTAGCCCAACAAAAAATACACTTGGGCATATTAGGTATCAGTATAATGATTTTTTAGATCCGCAAAGTGGTAAATTACAAGGAGGTAAAATTGCTATTGTTAACGAAATACAATCTGATATTGCTGCCGCACAAGCTATTGCAAGAGAAAAAAAAGTTAGGGGGGTTAATCCTATGGGTGCTCCTGAGATAAGAGTGTTGACTATGGAGGCTATGGATGATGTAAACAAAAGTTCAAAAAAACTTTTTAATTACACTGCGGATCCAGCAAATAGAAACAAACTAGATGTAGAAAAATTAAGAAAAGAAACAAACGATAATCAAGCTCGTCTTGACGCTTTGCAAGCTATGCGAACACAAGCTGGATTAATTGAAAAAGATACGGCTACATTTGTGCCATTCGCACAAGGTAGTAAAAGAGATAGAGAAAACTATGGTGATTTTTTTCTAAAACAACTAATCAAGGAAATACCGGCTGAAAAAGAAAATGTACAATGGATTGGTATTGCACCAACTACACTTACACAGGCTGCTAAATTAGAGGGTGACATAAGAGGTATGGCCGGAGCAAGAGGTCGTTTAGGTAACTGGGAGTTTTACGGCACCCCTGATGGTAAGATGGGAATCAAAGGTGTGAAAGGTGTCAAAAGAATCCGTACAGCTGACGGCTTAGAGGATGCAAAAACAGATACAAACCCAAACCCTGATTCTGTAATGATGACAATTTTAAAAAGACTTGCTAAAGAATATGATAGTGAGGTAAAATTAATTAAAGTGGCAAAAAGCGATCCTAACAAAGAATTTAAAGCTATTAGAAGAATTCCAAACTGGGATGAAAGTTTAGCTTATAATAAAAAAGCTACGGGTCCAAGTGACGATTCAATTGAAATATTACATGCTGGTGATACAGCTAGAGAAATTAGAGCAATTGATGAAGGCGCCCATAGAGTTGAGCGTATGTTACCCGGTGATTCTAGAAATTATTTTACAACCTATGCTTTAAAGCTTACACCAGCCATGAAAGAAGCACGAATGAAAATATACAAGAAAGAGGGAGGTCTAGTCGTGGACCTTTTTAAATGGTAGGATAACCTATGGCAAAAATAACAAAAGACGAAATTGTAGAAGATATACAAAGAGACTTTGCTTATGACATCATAGGTGATATGAATCCTTTTAAAAAAGGGAAAGATGTTAAAAAACTAAGTCCTCCAAATTTGATTGAAGATATTCAAAAAGCAGATAAAGCAAAAAAAGTTGCTGATAGAAAAAGAGGACCGATGTTTGAAATGCCTGGTGGTTTTGGTATATCTGAAGCAGTGCGTGAAATATCTAAAAAAAGTTATAAAAAAGGTGACTTTGTTGAAGTCCCTGTTAAACTTGCAAGAACAAAACCAACGAGGATATACTAATGTCAAAAAAAAGTTTATTCAATTCAAGAAAGTATTTTCAAAAGAATCCTGTTATTGATAAAAAGGAAGATGGTTCATACAAGGTAACTAAAATCAATCCATTCATAGACAGTTATGAAATTGATATGGGTAAATATGGAAAGAGTTATACAGGACAAAGAAAAACAGATCTGCAAACAGGTGGTGGCAAAAACACATTAACTCGTAAAATAGAACGAGAGGCGGAAAATAGAAAAATAGATGAAGATATGCGAAGGGATTCTGAGGCATTCCAAAGAAAACTAGATGCTGTAGAAGGTCGTGGTTATAAAGGCCCACTTGCTGATGTGGCAGATAAATATTTCGGGCCGATTGCTTATCCTATTGGGGATGCAATAGAAGAAGGTTATAGTAAACTTTTAGGTGGTGCAAAAAAAATTAAAAAAAAAATAAAACAAAAAATTAAAGGGAATAAAAAAGGTAACTTTGTTGAAGTGCCTGTTAAACTTGCAAGAACAAAACCCACAAGGTTATACTAATGGATGAAGATGAAGTTTTAGAAGAACAGGTTGATCCTGTTGATGTTGAGATACAAGAGCCTACAGAGGACGAAGTTGTTGAGGAAGAAGCAGTAGAAGAAAACTTCTTCACAAATTTAGCTGATGAACTTGACGACACAATTTTAGCAAGTTTAGCTAGTCAACTTGTAACTGATTATAGAAAAGATAAAGAATCAAGAAGCGATTGGGAGAAGTCATACACATCAGGACTTGATCTTCTTGGTTTTAAATACAACGATGAAGGACAGCCTTTCCGTGGTGCGAGTTCCGTGACTCATCCTTTATTAGCCGAGTCTGTAACACAATTTCAGGCACAAGCCTATAAAGAATTACTACCGGCTGATGGTCCAGTAAAATCTCAGATACTGGGAGATAGAACTCCTGACAGAGAATCACAAGCACAACGGGTTCAAGAATTTATGAACTATATGGTTATGGAAAAGATGGAGGAATACACTCCTGAGTTTGACCAAATGTTATTTTATCTTCCGTTAGCTGGTTCTACTTTTAAGAAAGTTTACTACGATGAGATTATGCAAAGAGCTGTCAGTAAGTTTATACCTGCCGAAGATATGGTTGTACCTTACTATGCAACTGACTTAAAAGATGCAGAAAGAATCACTCATGTTCTTAAAATGTCTGAGAATGACATTCTTAAAAAACAAAAAAGCGGGTTTTATAGAGATGTAAAAATTCTACCTTCACAAATGGATGATGATGTGCAAAACAAGTATGAAGAGCTTGAAGGTGTTCAAAAAATGGGAGACACAGATTATCAGTTCAATGTTTTAGAAATGCATGTTGATTTAGACCCTGAAGATTTGACAGGACAAAGTGAAGAAAAGAATGTCAAAGTACCTTACATTGTAACAATTGATGAAGGCTCACAAGAAATTTTATCTATCTATAGAAACTTCACACCTAATGATCCTTTGTTCAAAAGAAAAGAATATTTTGTTCATTACAAGTTTTTGCCAGGTTTAGGCTTCTATGGATTTGGTTTAATTCACATGATTGGTGGATTATCCAAAACAGCAACAGCTGCATTAAGACAATTATTAGATGCAGGTACATTAAGTAACTTACCTGCTGGTTTTAAATCACGAGGTATACGAATTAGAGATGATGAGCAACCTTTTCAACCCGGTGAATTTAGAGATGTTGATGCACCAGGGGGTAACATTAAAGATCAATTTCAAATTTTACCATTTAAAGAGCCAAGTGGCACACTTTTTCAACTTTTAGGGTTTGTAGTACAAGCTGGACAACGATTTGCAGCTATTGCTGACATGCAAATTGGTGAAGATAAGCAAAATAGAGCTGTCGGAACCACACTAGCACTACTTGAGCGCGGATCTAGGGTGATGAGCGCCATTCACAAGCGACTTTATTACGCAATGCGTCAAGAATTTAGACTTTTACACCAAGTTTTTGCCGAATATTTGCCACCAGTCTACCCATATGCAGTTTATGGAGGTGATAGACTCGTAAAATTAGCAGATTTTAGTGAAGAAGTTGATGTAATACCTGTTGCAGACCCAAATGTGTTCTCTTTATCACAAAGAGTGACCCTTGCAAGTCAACAATTACAGATTGCACAGTCAAATCCACAAATGCACGATATGCGTGAAGCTTACAGGCGTGTTTATGAGGCACTTGGCACTAAACAAATAGATACTTTACTTAAACCAACACCAGTTCCAACACCAAAAGACCCAGCAATTGAGAATATGGAAGCTTTACAGATGCAAATACCAAGAGCTTTTCCGTTTCAGAACCACGATGCCCATATTCTTGCTCATGCATCATTTATAAAATCAAGAATGGTACAATCTAATCCTATGGTTTATGCTTTACTCCAGGCACACATATCAGAACACATTTCTTATAAAGCAAGAGCAGTTGTTATGGCTATGGTAATGAATGATGAAAATTTGCAAAAACTTAAACAGGAAAGTATGGAAGCATTTCAAGCTGAAACTGAGTCTTTGATTGCTTTACAAGTTGCAGCTATTACAAAAGAACTTGTTGAGGCTGAAGGCATACAACAACAAGATCCATTAGTAGCACTCAAGTCAAGAGAACTTGATCTGCGTGCTATGGATATGCAAAGAAAAGCTATGGAAGAACAACAAGATCAACAAAGAAAAATGTTTGAGTTTGAATCAAGGCTTGATTTAGACAAAATGAAAAGAGAAGATGCTGAAGTCGCTTCTTCTGAAAGAATAAGAGTAGCTGACGAAAAATTAGATTTGACTGAGAGAAAAATAGAAAACGAGGAGAATAAAAGTGAGTGATAGACCAAGAAAATCAGGTTTTATTTTAGAACTGCCAGAACCTAGTCCTGAAAAAAAAGCATTAACAAAATATTATGAAACTTATGATAGAGATGGTGATCTTATTGATCGTGATAAATATGATTACAGCACTTTAGCTTCAGATCCTCCTCAGTACAAAAAAATAAAAAAAATAACAGAAGAAGATAGGATTTTAAGAGAAGGTTATAAAAGACGCACAAGCCCAATATTCAAAAAAGGTGAAAAAAACTATAAACACAACCCTTTTGCAAGAAAAACTGGTGGTAAAGCATTTGGACCACCTCCTGAGAAAGGACCACAACCACAGGGTATGAAAGATGGTGAATTTGCCGGTTGCCCTCATCGTGAAAATGGTGTAAAAAGTGATATAAAAGGAATATCTGAAATACAGGTGAAAGGCAAAAAATTTATAGGCGTTAGGTGATAAAAGGCGATTCTTCAGAATATGAATTAATTACAAAAAATGTTTGCAAATTAAAATTAGAGCCAGTCACTCTTACTTGTGAAATTGGTTTACGAGAAGGTTTAGGCTCTAAAATAATCATGGATGCAATACGAGAGCTGAAACCACAGTTGTACAAACATGTTGCTGTAGATCCGTATAACAATTTAAGTTATGAACATTACGATAATGAAGGCAGTGTGGTGGCTGGTTATACTGAAGACATGAAACAAAATACTGTTCATTACTTGTACCAAAATTATCCTGAGTTTGATTTTTTTCACATGACGGATGATTATTATTTTAAAACTATGGGTGAGGGACATCAATTTGTATTAAATCAACAGCTTGTTCTTTTTGGTTTATATCAAGTTGTACATTTGGACGGACCACATACAACTAAAGCTGTAATTGATGAACTAAGCTTTTTTATTCCAAGAATGACATCAAAAGGATTAATTATAATTGACGATTATACAGACCTACAGATGGGTATTGTGTTCCTCCTC